ATAGCAGAAGGATAAACGGAGCTATCACCGACAACAATGCGGTTGCCTTTACGAGTGAAAACTCCGTACTTCTCACCAAGTTCCAAGAGTCCATAGTATCTATCGAGACCTCTAGCATCATAGTATAACCTCGTTTCTACTTGTGAATTCTCTACTGTCAGACGCGACTTAGCTGCCTTTGCTTTGACAATGTTTCCGATGACATCTTTGCCATCTTTCTCTTTCTTCTTCGAGAGGTATATGATTGTAGAAGCAGCGTACTTAAGACCGCTACCCCCACCCATTTCTTTAGTGGGTACATAGGCTCCAACGACATCATAGGTGTGATTAGTGACGAGTAAGGGGACATTAGCTTTACCAAGTTTTAAAGTAAGAATGCGGAAGATAGCTTTAACCACCTGTGCTCTAGTCATGTCACGGGTGTCTTTACCTTCAGCACTGTCTGCTAACTCCTTTGAAGTAGATAGCATACCTAGTGAGTCTAGCACAAACATCATAGGTTTGCGATCTTCTTTAGAAATGCTTAAGTATTTGTCTAATATTTGTATTGCTTGTGTGCGGAATTCCTGAACGGTTGTAACAGGACATAGAATCATACGTGATCCATCAATACCACGCTCATCTATCATGTCCTTGGTGATAGCAGCTTCACTTTCAAAGTAAACTACACCTGCATCAGGGTTCTCTTTCAGATAATTCTGAACAACACCCATACAAAAGAAGGTCTTACCAGTGCCAGATTCACCTGCTAAAGCAGTGATCTTATTGCTTGGTACACCACCATAAATTGAACCACTACAGAGAGCATTAAAAATATAAGAACCAGTGTCAATGAAAGATTCAATATCTCCCACGCCACCTTCAGAAAGGAGACCAGCATACTCATTGTCAATTGTTTTCGCTATGTCGTTAAAAAATGATGAAGTCATGCAAATAAAAATTCAAGGTTGGACACTCTCTCTGTTTCCCATCCTATCACGTTTGTGATCATTCGTAAAGGGTCTAAGAAAGATTTTTTAAATTGGGCATCACGATCTATACTCTTCTCCAAGTCCAATTCCCTAGGGAATGTGTTAAGGAAAGAGATAACGTTCTCATTCATTTTGTTTGGAACTCTTAAGTACAGATACTTGATCTTCTCACCCTCTTGAACTAACGGATATTTGTATTCGAGTTTGTTTTTTGCGATATAAAAATTATAAAGCAAAGTTCCACGAACATGTAGAGGGCATCCCTTTGAATACACGGTTCCTGACGCTTTGAATTTGCGTAAGCCATTGACTGACCTCGGAAATGCTATGTCTTCAGGTGGTAATGAGTCAAACTCATTCCTGAAGGTATCTATAAAGGATATAAGTTCGTCTTCTGAACCAGTCACCATGATCTTTAATGCCTCTTTAATGGCAGTACGACATGGCATTGGTGTGGAAGACTTAACTGCTTCAAGACCCATGATCTTAAGTTTAGGTTCCTTATAACGAACACCCTCACTATCCCATACATTAAGAATATACCTCTTCTTAGCAGTCCATATACCACTAGAAGCAATGTTCTCACGCTTCATGAACATCTTCTGCTCATAAGCATTTACGTAGTCGGCCAGTTCTTGGTAGCAACTTTCAATATAAGGCTCAAGTTCCACTTCACAGACCTTATCAAGGAACGTGACAACGCTTTCATCAGTTTTCTCTCTGCCCTTGTATACAGTCTCGACCAAAGGCCCCATATTAAGATAAATGGAATCAGTATCTGAAGCAATAACATAATCAATCTCCTCTGTTTTCAATACCCTGTTAAGGTATTGGTTCATTTTGTTTTCAATCCAACGGATGCTAAATTGCCCACCGTAAGTAATCGCCTCAGCATTGCGTAGGTTGTAATATCTAAAGTACTGGTTTCCAATGGCACCATAAGCTGAATTGAGCTGTATTTTTCTAGCCATTTGGATGTTATTGAATTTACTAATATCCTTTTGTAGCTGAGCAGTGGGACTTTTTTCATAATCCCTCTTTGCTTGAAGCATTTTTTTCTTATATAACGTGCGTTCGTCATAAATCTTCTGCATAATCTCTGGTAGGAACCCATGGATATCCTTCCTATACTGTGCACCATTAGGTGCTACACAAAACTCACCATCAATCTTAACCTCTTTCCTTAAAAGCCTTTCAACGCTCGAGCTGGGATGTCTAGTCTCCCAGAGGGTCTCTGGGCTGATATTGTATTGCATAATAAGGTGAGGATAAAGACTATTGAGGTCAAAATTAACAACCCAATCATAGCGTCCTGGTTTCGGTTCCTTGACATATGCACCTTCGTACTTTTCGTTTTTGTCTGATCGTTTTGCTGGTGGTACAACAAGATTTTTATTCTTAAGGAAATTATATATGATAGTATCCCACATACGTACTTGGAAATACACATCCCTTATGTTGACTTTAGCATCATATGCTAGAGCAATAGCAAGCTCTATCAACTTCATCTTCTCCTCAAGACGAACTACCAGTTCCACGTCCTTGATGTTATAATCAATGAACTTCTGCCAGTCCTTTGTATAGAAGTCTTTGAAGTTTTCAAACTCACTGTGATCTAACTTCTTCTGACCCAGTTCCACAAATGCTATGTGGTCTAATCTATATGATTCTTGATTAGTATAAGTAAACTTCTTATAAAGATCAAGATAGTCTACAACATTTATACCAAACATGTTGTATATAATCTGCTGACGACCTTTTATCTCCATCTCCTCACGATGAACGATGCCCCATGGAGACATCTGCTTCATCTCACGTTCACCAAACAACCGTTCCATACGTCCACAGATATATGGTACGTCATACAGTTCTACATTCCACCCCGTGAGAATATCTGGGAAATTAGTAGTCCAATAGTGAAGAAAACCACGAAGAAGATGTTCTTCGCTGTCACATAAGATATATTCAACGTCCGTGCGATCCGTCCTATAAGGTTTGGTACCCCATACTTTGATCTTACGGCTGATATAGTCTTGGACTGTAATACTGAGAAGAGGTTCCGCGCATTCTTGCACGTTAGGAAAGCCATTTTCACATGCCACCTCGATATCAAGAGATGTAACCTTAAGACTCTTAAGGTCATAGTCCACTTCTGCAGGAAACTCTTTTGATATGAATTGGTAGAGATATCTGTCATACCCATGCACCTCAAAATTGTCTATGTCTTTGTACTTGTCCCTAAATGCCCTAGCTTCTCGTATAGATTCAAACTTAACAGGCTTTGCGTATCTACCATCAAGTGTCCTATGCTTAGTCTTCTTATCAGTAACGACAAAAAGGGTTGGAGAAAACTTAAACTTCCTTTGAATACGTTGTCCGTTCTCGTATCCCAGATAAAGTAGGTTATCCCCAACCATCTGAACATTAGTATAGAAACTCATTCTTTAGTGACTAGTTCGTACTTATTACGGATGGTTTCCGTAGGTTCTACTATTGTAGCAAGAGTTTCAGAATAAATCAAGACATCTGTGTCAGTTGTCCAACTGGGCCAGGGCTCTAATGTACCATCATCCTTGATTAGGTACGGATCCTGTAGGTGGCAATTCGGTTCCTCCTCCAGTTGTTCCACCTTCGAGATCAGGTGCATCCCCGACCTCAGAATCACTACCATCGTCTCCATCTTCATCCTCCAATAATTTTTCTGCGTCAGCAAATAACTGTTCCATGTCAACGTCAGCATCCTTACCAGCAATCATATCTTCATGCCTTTGGAAGCTCTTATCATAATTCTCTTCTTGTATAGCAGCGAGATACTGCTCAGTTATAGCATCCAATGGGTCATATGCTGTAAGAACATGATGACCTGGTAAATAAAAATCTCTATCTTTACTTAAAGGTGCCCATGGAAACCATGATACTTGATAACCTTTCTGTTGGTTGATAACAATACCCTCCTCATTGGAAACAATATCCAATCTAAAAGGCTTATGTAAATGAAACCCTATAGGATCCTTAGTATCAGGATCAGTTATCTCCTTAACTTCAGTGATAACTTCTTCACCAGATTTTAATAATAAAAGTTTTACACTCATGTTACGTTGCCACCCAACTTGCGTACATTAGTAATGTATGTATCACGCAAACTAGGTACAGGTTCCAAAATAGTAACAACCATATTATGATTCACTGGGATCCTAGTCTCTGGTGTGAGAGGACACCATGGTGAGTAGTTGACCCTAACTTCTGGATCCTCTACAATACCTGTTCCATCAAGTTTTGGTTGCTGATACTCTACCCTATAAGGATAGTTCATAATATATGCCTGACGTGCTCCACTATCCTTATCAACAGCTTCCTGTAAATCACAGATAACATTATCGCCATTGAATAATACAACAACCTTCACCCTATCAGAATTTACTATAGATTCCTCTTCATTAGGAGTTACGTTTATCGGTTCTTTCTTAGCCATGCTTTTTGGTTAGTTACTTAACATTATAATAGGGAGACTGAACTTTGTCAATCCCCCCTGATCCATCTCGAACCAAATTATATATAGTCCTTCCTTGCGTGATGCTCAGGAACTATCTTACCTAGTGTTACGACCAGTAGTCCGTCATCGAATCGTACATCTCGTATTTCGGTATCATCTGAGAGTGTCCAGACCCTAGTGAAGTCCCTTGCGGCCACTCCTCTATGTCTAAACGTTCTATCATCCTTCTGTTCTTCTTTGCTGCCTTGTACATGTAATTTTCCAAACTCCGTAAAGACTTTGAGCTCATCTTTTTTGAAGCCCGCCAAGGCAACTTCCAACTTCGATTCCACATTGTTAATTTCTATAATATTGTATGGTGGATACGTTGAAGAGGTATCAACACCATCCCAAAATCTGTTGAGGTATTCATCCATACCAATGCTGTTTCTATGAATCTTTTCCATTAATTCTGGAAGATTCGCAGCATGAAACCGTGCTAAGTTAGTCATTTTAGTAGCTCCTTAAATAAGCGAGTTTGTGTTTTGTGGACCCCGAAGGCATCCACTATTATTTACCACTTCTCTGCTACTAACTCAATAGTGTTATCAACACTTTTCGATTCGGTTACTACTTCAAAGCCTTGTTCTTGTACGGTTTCCTGTACAATGCATTTGGCATATGCTTGAGTAACTTTTTGTAAAAATCTTTCAATAGGGAACGGTTCTTCCCATGTGTCCAACTCGGCAACCAAATGAAATGTTCCATCTTTAACCTTTCTAAATCCCACATCATGTGTGATGGCTACCTCAACGTGCTCATCCACATGACCTACTCCATGGTCACCTTCAATGTGAAGCATTACATCCTCTTGAGCAGAATATCCTAATGAATTCAATGCCTTGATAAGAAAATCCTTATCTGTAATCTTGGTTTTGATTCTGGTGAAGTGTGACATTTTTTTGTTGTTGATAATACTCAGGCTTTAAAGATCTATTCTCAACCTTACCTAGTTTCTCTTCTATGTGCTTAGTTATATCTATGCATGTACCATCTGATACACCGTTAACCTCTTCAGTAACGTTGCCATCCTGGTCAATACGAAATATAATTCTCTGCACTAGTCTTCCTTCTTCTTACCAATGTTATACTTGCTTTCTAAAGTCCAGTCTCCCTTCTCTTTATAAGCTAGAACTTTGATCTGACTTAAAGGTGCTACATCAGCAATAGTTTCCTTAGCATTAATGGATACAAGACCCCAATCACTAAGTAACTGAACGATGCGATTTCTACGTTGAACATCATTCAAACTTAGATTAGCTTTCTTTCCATCTAAAGCAAATAATTCTTTGAAGTGTACTATGAAGTACCTACCTTGCTTGTGTAAGATATGACATGACTGATATAGTTTCTTTTCTTTTCTAGAAGCTACACCTATCCTAGTTAATGTCTCTCTTACTTTAAGGAAGTCATCAGGTTCTTTCAAACCTACTTCTACCATACTGTCAGCAGTCCACTTAACCTCTTCTGAGATTGAGTTCATCCTTTTCCTCCCATGTCATGTTTTTGTCGTAAAGATTCAAGTTGGGTTTTGGATAGAAGAGTTAATGCGACCTTCGCTTTTTCGTTACTATAGCCATAGTGTTTTTTGACCAGATCCAGATCATTGATCTGTTCCTTCTTCAACCAAGGTGAGAAACGTTTCCGTTTTCTCAATGTATTTAGCAAGAAGGTATATTGCATATCTTTATCAAGATGTGCATTTAGATTCATCTCATTAGAAAATAAAATGCTATCAAGATTACCAGACAAGCATCTATTAATGATATAAGCAGGGTAAGAAGATATCGCATCAGGGTCTTCACTAGTAAGATCCTGCTTAGTGAAGTTAATTGAATTGAGCCAGTCCTTAAGTTCATGTTTCATTAGAAAGTCCTGATAGGTCCAACCACACCAGTCCCATTATTATTGATTCTATAGATCTGAGTACGACCAGTCTTCATTTGGCAGTGTACTTCACCACCTTGAATGATTGCAGACACAATACCTTGTCCACCGAAATTAGATAGCACACCTTTTCGTGTGTGATATAACTGTGCACTACCGCTTGGCAGTACACGAACCCCCAAACTTCCCATAATTTGTTAATACTAGTTCACGACGTTTGTTTTGATCCGACATGTAAGTGCCTGTGGATCGCATGGTGTACGTATGAGCAAAGTCATACTGGCACCACTCAAGATATCTCATAACGATATCAGGATGATTGTTATATGATATCATAACATTGCACAATTGTGCATCCATGACATCTGCAAACTTCTCATGATCGAAACCTTTATGCTTATCACCCTTATATCCATAGAGTGCATCCTTTATATCATAAGGTGGATCTGCATAGATGAATGTTAAGGTGTCATCTGAGGCAAGGGATTCATAAGATCCATTTGTAATGCGCCAACGTTCAATGATCCCGCTGTATCCTGTGAGCTTTTCGATGCCACGCATGGAGAAGTTGGAATCTGAGGCTTGGGCTGAGAACGAGGAACTCTCAGTAAGGCCACTGAAAGAACACTTATTAATGATATAAAAATAAATCGCTCTGTCATTATCGTTGGTGTCACTTTCATTTAATTTCTCCTTTGCTTTGTTAAATAGAACTCTTGCCTTGTCTGAATTGTCATGCTCTTTCTTTAATTCTACTAAATTTTTCTGAAGATACTCACCATTATCCCTTAACTGGATCCAAAAATTAACCAATGGTTCATAAAGATCATTAACCCAAATAGGTACACTCTCTGGTAATCTCTTGGTCATCTCAATGGCCACACTACCACCACCTAGAAAGGGTTCACGATACTCCGTAATCTCTCGACTAGGCAACCACTCCATAAGTTTGGTAACTGCCCTAGATTTGCCACCTGGGTACCTTAGAGGTGTCTTTAGTGCTTTCATTAACCTATATCAAATGGTGGGACTATCATGGGATGATCACGGTGCCTGTCTATAGTTATAGATTCAAATATCTCATTAAGAGTATTTGATAGTTGACGGTATCCTGTACCAACATATATCTGTCCAGCAAATACTGATACAGTTGCTGCACCCCAGAATAGATAATAAAATCTACTCTTAACTTGGTGTCTTAGTTTCTCTTTTTTACTCATAATTGTCATTTGAATTCACACTCCACCATTATTTCAGTGAGAGCCGCTAATAGATTTATCTCTTGGTCAGCAACAAATGCTGATTGATATTGATACTTAGCAATAATCAATACTGCTTGAGGTATACTTGAAGGTTTAAGAGCAGTATAGAGACAATCATAAACTGTTCTTAGTATAGCATTAGGATCATTATCTAGGTTAGAAACAATCCACTTACGTGCAACAGAAAACTCCTTTCTCTTTAACGCTGATACAAGTTCTCCAAGTCTGACTTCGTTGAGGACTGCCAAGATCCCCGTATCAATTGATCCCGTGGAGCTATACCGCTGTAGTTCATTGAGCGTTCTTCTGAAGTCTGGGAAGTATTTCTGGACGACCTCAGCGACCACCGCATCATCATACCGTATGCCTTCTCTGGTAAGTATATCACGGCATCGCTCAAAGAACTGAGCAGCGATCTTTTGCTTGTCTTTTCGTACATTACAATCAATTACTGTTGTTCTGGAGTGGAGTGGTTCAATGATTTTGTTCTTGAAATTGCAGGTAAAAATGAATCTGCAGTTTCTGGAGAACTCCTCAATACTCGCTCTAAGAAGGAGTTGTACGTCGGGAGTGGTATTGTCGGCCTCGTCGATGATGATAACCTTGTGTCTCGACTGACTTGTGAGAGATACGGTAGACGCAAAGCTCTTGGCACTATTCCGAACTGTATCAAGAAACCTTCCCTCATCGCTTCCATTAATGACATAGTAATCAACTCCTAGTTCTTTACATAATGATTTAGCAACTGTGGTCTTACCAATACCAGCAGTACCACATAAAAGGAGATTAGGGATCTCTCCATTGTTAACAAAAGATTGAAATGTATTCTTAATATCGGATGGGAGAATACATTCCTCAATAGTTTGTGGGCGGTACTTCTCCACCCACAGAAAATCATCCTTCATACTTAGAATCAGGCTCCAATGCGATAAGGTATTCTAGGTCTCTATTCACATCTCTAAAGAGAGATGCATTCTGCTTACTAATTGTAACCTCATAATCACCAGGTAGCAACTTCAAGTTCTCAACTTTAAAGTTGAAAGTGAAATTACCATCAGTCTCTCCAACCTTGACAGCATAGGTATTTGAAGTATCATTCTTCTTGTCACGAACAACAAGTTTAACAACACCATTCTCTCCAACAACTGCTAGGTCTTCTATCTGATAGATGGAAGCAGCTTTAATAATGTTAGAGATATCACTCCATGCTACTGTAAAAGAAACATCACTACTAGGAAGTTCAACTCTATTCTCAGGTGGTTGAACAATAGTAGATGGATCAGCAAAGAAATACCTTGACGTGTTTCTCCTATCCTTAATGATGACAAAGTTATCATTGTCAAAATTGAACTCAGGATCCTCAAATAATGTAAGACCAGATAAGAACTCACTCAAATCATAGATAGCAAAATCCTTTGGAAATGCTTCTTCAACTACAGCACGAGATAATATATTCTTCTGGATGGATAGAGTAGATAACTCTGTACCTTCCTTGAAGCAAATAGACTGATTAATATTAGAGAAGTTCTTGAGTATATCAAGAGTACTCTTAGAAAGTTTCATAACGTTGATTTGGTTCAATGTCTGCTGGTTTAGATGTAAAATGATATAGTAACACACAATAGTGTATTGCCTTTAGTATATCATGTTGTGGGCGACCCTTCTTATCATAGCGACTTAGATACTTTATAGCATTAGATCTACAAAATGCTTCTGCGTCACCAACTGATTCGATAAGATCGAGTGTCTGAATGTTTGAACCTTCAGTAGTATAGTGTCCTCTGTATGTGCTACTGATATATTCAGAAGCTTTCTTAAGGATTTCATCCTCCTCATACTTGACCCTAACTTTGTTAGATTCAATTCCCAATTCAATGTTAACATCATTATTATCTAATGCAACATTAGGATCGGAGAAGGAGATGTGATCATCTCCTAGTCCACCCTTTACGTGGAAGTCCACGTTTCCTGTTCTCTCGTCTTCCATTTCTTTCAAAACATCATAAAGTAACCACCATGCCATTATTATACCTCAAAGTCTACGTCTGCGTCAACCTTATCGTATAACTCCTGAAACGCTTGCTTGGTTTCATCATCAAAACGATTGATGCAAGTGGTGATTGCCTTGGCACGAGTACCAAAAATTTGGTATGCCTTTACAATGTGAACTAAACGACGTGTACTGATCAGTTCATCAATACCACCATCAAAGAAGGTCTTACGGATGATGTCTGCCCAGTCTACTAATCTCTTATTGAAATCAGTCTCATCACATACTGCATCGAGTATCTTAATCTCATTAGCAGGTGTTGGATACTCTTGCTCAAATGTTACTGGGAACCTTTCAAGGAAGGCTTCGTTGAGCACGTTAGTTCCAACAAATCGTCCGTCGTCTGAACCTTTACCTTTAGTATTTGCGGTTGCAATGACGTTGAACCCTGCTGCTGGTCTGATGTACTTTCCAATCTTTTTAAGGAAAACTCCTTTACCTTCAAGGATGGACTGGAGGCAGAGAATCTTGTTTGAGGCAAGGTCGATTTCGTCAAGGAGCAAGATAGCCCCTCTGTTGAGAGCTTCAACAACTGGTCCGTTGTGCCAGACGGTTGCGCCGTCAACAAGACGGAAGCCACCAATGAGATCATCTTCATCTGTTTCGATAGTAATGTTTACACGGATCAGTTCTCTCTTTGCTTGAGCACATGCTTGCTCTACAGAGAAGGTCTTACCATTACCTGATAGTCCAGTAATGAATGTAGGATAGAATAAGTTAGAAGAAATGATCTTCTTAACATCATTGAAATTTCCAAACTTAACAAAAGTATTATCAAGTTGTGGAATCAAATCTTGCTCTACATTAGGAAGTACAGTTGGTTGAGCGATTGACTTCTCTAGGATCTCACGTCCTTCTTGTACAGTAAGGTTCCATGATCCACGCTTAACCTGATACTCCTTTAACTTTCTTGCCACTGTGGGGTATGCTGCACCACGAGAAGTAGCAAACTTCTTTACATGAGAGGCATCTATCTCATTACCGAATTCTTGACGTAACTCATCAACGAAGTTGACGGATAGTTTTCTCTCAAAAGGCATAATGATTAAATGTTTTGTGTATGTACGTAGTATAGCAATAAAAAACCCCCCTGTTAAGGGGGGTGTGCCACTTTCTCAACTGGTTTATGCGATCCTTTCTATGAATGATGATAGGATCTTTTTATTCATAGCCTTTGACTTAAGTGACTTAGCAAAAGCTCTCTTAATCTGGGTCTTATTTGCATCATCTGCAACTTCAAACTCAGAATCAGTATCAAGGGCACCAACATGAAGTGCATACTGTACTGTGTAATAAGAACTAGTGCATATGAAAGATCTTGTTTTCTTCCACTCAGCATCTGCTCTTTCCCATGCATCATAATCATGACCTAAGCACTGACGCTTAAACTGTCTCCAATCATTCTTACCAATAAGACGGATGTTCATGAACTCACACTCAGGGAAACGAGTTCTAAGTTGTTCAAGAAATGTTCCAGTCATATCATACTCACTAGAGAACTTATGAGTATGTCCAGTCTGACGATCACGTAGAACAGTATTGGTATCAACTCTACCATTAATTATCATATCATCTTCTGGATTATTATATTTTTTTACCCTTCTACCATAACCAATAGGATATCCTTCTCCGTCAGTTAAATTAATAACATGAAGCTTCTGAACACCTGTTCTCTTTTTGAACTCAGGAATGATTTCATTCATAGCAACCATTGCTTCATTCAATGGAGTTCCACCTAATGAGAATTGATGTGGTGCACCTGCATTATAAGAATGGAATGCATTTACTACACGAAATAAATTCTTTGCTTGTCTTTCATGCTGACGATTATTACTCTTACTGGTTAAAACATTAACCATGTTGAAATTTCTACAAAGAACTTTATTCTCAAGTTCAAAGTTCTGATCTACATAACTCTCTTGCCTCTGAAATGAATCACTGAAGAGATAAACATCATAAGCAATTCCAACCTTACGGCAGAATGATACTAATGTAAGTACCTGCTTCATAGTTGCTTCAATACATTGATGCATTGAACCTGACCAATCTATATTAAAGATCAATCCATGGTTCTTTGAATCAGCAACAGTACTTACTTTTCTGAAAAGATCTTCGTTATATTTGTAAGTGTGAAGCTTCGTTGTATCG